GCTCACCTGCGAATACGCGTCCGCAGCTTGGCGCGGCAGGACCATGCAACCACGCGCCGAAAAGGTTTTCACGGCTACTTCTCGAGCTTGCGTAGCAGGCGCGCGTTCTCCGCCAACAGCTGCGTGTTCTCATCTCGCAACCGCTGACACTCATCGGCCAGCATCATACGCGACCGAGCCGCGACGTCGCCATTCAACTGACCTGTCGGAATCATCTGACGCTCGCCATACAGCCTCTTCCAGCACGCCTCGCACCCCTCGCAAAGACTGCCTGTAGGCGAGAATACGTCTGCAACTGTCGACAAACGCGGTTTGCGGCACCAACCGCACGGAGACTCGTACTTCATCGCGCACGTTTCGTAGATTGCGCCCGTCGGGGATAACGCGTCCATCTCTACTCCTTCGGCCAATCCAGCGGCCCCGCTGGCGTCAAGTCAAACGCCGCGTCCTCGCAGTTGCGACACTTACCGCTGGTCATCCACTCTGGTCGGAAGAACACGGCGCCACATTCGCACGAGCGGGCCGTCTGCTTCGGTTCGACACGGCTCTGCTTGATCCCGCAGCGCATGCACTCAAACACGCCTGGACCCACGACTCGCATCTCGAAGTGCGAACAGCACCACTGTTTCAGCCAGTCGATCATCGTGTTCTCCCGCGGCATGAGTAGCTGAACAAACCTATGCCTCTGACAATTCGCTCCAGAGGTGCTGGCGTTGTAGATGATCACTTGACACCCGCCGCTTTTGCCGCACGAGCGCGCGCACGCCGCATCGATCGCAGCAGCGACACGTGCACCATCTCCTCTTCACCGCTCACGAGATCCGTGATCAGGATCCACGGGTAGTCGCACCGCAAGTCGTACCCAGGACGCCCATGCTTGCCGGACGACTCGAAGATCTTCTCCGTCGACGGAGACTGGCCGCCGAGCCCAAGTGGCCGGTCCACGGCCTCGAGCAGGACCACTCGCTCGAGCAAGAATCCGCGACGCTCCTCGCCCATGGTCAGTGATCTCGCTTGGACTTCGCGCTGTCGGACTCGTGGTGAAACGACTCGAGTTCCTTCGGGTGCCCCGTATTGATCTTCTTGTTCGCGAGCTGCGCCCCGCGCGTGTGCTCATGGCTGCCGGCTTCACCGTGCAGGTGGTGAATCGACTCCGGGATACCGTCCTTGCCGTGGGCCGAATCATGTGCGTCTCCGCCCATGCCGCCCGGCGCGCGCATCGTGCCGCCCTTCGACGCCATGCCGTTTTTGGTGTTGCTCATCTTCATGAGCAGAGCCTAACGCGACTCTGCAGCCGTCGCAAGAGCCTTTTGAGCTTCCGCCAGCTCCGCGGCGATCTCCTCGTCGCTCATGGCCGCGATGTCCGCCCCGACGTCCGGCTCGACATACTGCGTCGGCCTGCGCCATGTCCAGCGCTTGCGCCGCTCGAGCCACCAGGCTTGGCCCTGCCATCCCTTGGCGCCTTCGCGAATTGCCAATACCGCGTCACGTTCCGCCAGTCCCTCGGCCTCCCGGAAGCGCCGATAGAACTCGATGTAGGCGGGGTCTCCAGCTTTGGCACGACTGAGCCACTTCGACAACGTAGACTGGTCAACATGTGCCAGCCGGCACACATTCTCGCGACTGTTGCCCTCGCGCGCAAAAGCCACAAGCTTCTGCACCTTTAGATCGTCAGGCGGACGCCCGGATGTATCGCCGCGCCCCTTGTCAATGTGTGTCACGTTCCAAGGCATGACTTTTCCGTAGCACGCGCCTTGGCTCGACGCGTTTCCCAAGTCCTAAACCCCGAACTCTTACTCCGATGCTCTCGTTTACACGACTCGGAACCGCAAGTACAAGAATATCCAGACTTTGCCCGATACCGCGCACGCCATCCTTTCATGCCCGTCAGAACACACCTACAGACGGCGCAAAGATACACCGCCGGGTCCTTTGACGCTGGCTTCTTCTTTAGCCTTGGCGCACACGACTTACACCACGGCTGCCGGTTCGCTCTGCGCGCACGAAACGTCGTGCTCGCGCTTACTGCTGCACCACAATCGGCGCAGGTTGAAAACTTCGCGTTAGGAAGCACCTTGAGTCCAGACAGCTCACCCAACATTTCCAGGGCGTTGATGTCGATTTCCCTGCCGCGTTGCCAGTGTATGTCAATGACCTTCGCACCCGTTGCCATCGCGCGTCTCCTTTAGCCTGGCCCTGCCGCGTCCGACTTTTATAGCCCCCAGACGTATGCCCTGTCAAGGTCTGTAGGCACTGGAGCAGCCTGACTCACATCTGCCGCCATAACATTACCTGAAGGGAGATGTAAGCTGCTGCGTGCCAGTTGATGCCCTAGTTCGTGCGTTACTGTCTGCTGAATCCAGTCGGGGCGGCCGAGCCCATAGATTCGGGCCCGGTATATGACAGAGGTCCGCGTCGAAGGGAACGTGGTGCCTACGGCGAAGGCACCCACATCGGGCGCAGGCGAGTCCGAGACCTCGAGGCAGGGCTTGGACCCGTCACACGGCCCGTCGACGCCGTAGAGGCCCATTTGCCACGCCGCAATGCCCCGTTCTACGGCGAGCCGTTCCTGGGCCGTCCAGCCGGGAGCCACGGTGATGGGCCCGACGAGCATGTCCATCTGCGCCCCACCGCACCCGGCGCCCAGGACGAGCACCAAGGCTACCCGCGCGAGCCGGAGATACCGCCTGGTAAGGAGCAATGCCGCTGACAGTGCGCACATTATAAAAACATTACACAACGATTTCAAGGTACGTGCGCCCGTAATGTCTCTATCCTTTAGAGAGAGAGAGAGAGAGAGAAACCGTGCGCATGCGAGCGCATGGGCGAGCGCGCGTGAGCGTGCGAGCGCGCACGCGCAGGCGCCCGTAAGGGTTTTGGGCCCCACGGGCTTACACATTCTGGCCTCACTTTTTCTTCCAACCCCATGATACAACACCGTTTATGCGTATTGTTATCGGATCATACCCGGACTTACGCATCGCCTCTCCGAAGCGTATTCCTGTACTTCCGTGTCTGTCTTTTACTTGCACTCCTATACGCCTCCACACATCATCACCCCTGACCTTTTCGGGGAATCCTAGGTCACATAAGGCCACACGAACCGACTCACACATACCATCCTCTACCACCTTGGCCTGACGAGCATCAGACAATTCTGCCAGCAGCGGATTATCCACACCCACAAGGTACGACTCTCCGGCTCGAAAGGCCGCGAGAGCCTCGGCCAATAGCTGCTCACGGTGCTCGGTCAGCCAGCCAATGGCCGCTGCTCGCACCAGGACGGGCCAGAATCGACGATTGGCTCCATCGGCTAGGTAGGTAGCGTCGTTGGTGCTCGCGACCAATACAGCCCGTCGTAGGAGCGTTACCCAGTTCCTGGCATAGGGTGCCCTGTATACAGATTCCCTACACGTAACCCAGTCCTTGAACCGGTCGACGTTCTGCTTGGCGAGGTTCAGCTCCGGATAGTGCACCACCCAGGACGTGGCAGCGGCCACATCGGCCTGCGCATCGATGCCAGGTCTGTATGTGCCCAAACTCCTTACGTACGGGTCGCTACCGAACACCGTCTCGATTGCGCGGTTTTTACCGATGCCTTCGGCCCCCTCGAGAATGAGTACTCCGTCGGCCACGCAGCCAGGCTTCAGTGCCCTAGCTACGCATGAGATCATCCAGGCGCGCGCCACCATCCGCGTGACCGACGTGTCGTCCGCTCCGAGTCCGACCGTGAGCCACGTCGACAGGCGACACGTCCCATCCCACACTGGCAAGCCCTCCACGAACTCGGTCAGCGAATCGTAGGAGTGCTCGTGCGCCGCGCGCAGCACCCCGCGGTGCACTTCCTCGATCCCCACCTGCAGCTTCGGTTCGCTCGACCATAGCCACCCCTGAATCTCGACCTCGTGCTCGTCGGTGAGTGTCTGCCCGTCAGTCATCACCACCCGCTGCGTGAATCGGTCCCACCGTGGGCTCCGCTCGCGAAGCCGTACAGCAACGTTGCTCGCAATCTTCGCGAGTTTGCCGTCGTGCCAGATGAGTCCTGACGTGTCACGTGAAGCGGGTTTCGCCTCGAGTAGCTCTCGCTTTGGAGTGTCGCCGACTATTCGACCGTTTTGGATTTTGTGCAGCAGCTCCACATCGGACCATGGCGGCTGACACCTGGCGTTCCACGCAGCAAGCGCGGTCATCGCGTCAGCGTCATCCAGCCCAAATCCGCGTACCACGCGCTCGACCACGCGCATCGCGGTGTCGTGACCGCCAGCCCCATCGATGCTCACGTCCGCCTTGGCAAGCCATGCGCGCGCTCGAGCAACCGCGTCGCGACCCCCCGTAATGGCGGTCAGCGGCCGGACGAGGAGCGGCGTGAGCTCCGTGGCGAGCTCTGAGCACTGGACGATCGCGTCGTCTCGCTCAACGCCGTCGACCGTAGCGCGCGGGGTCCAGAGAAACCGCGCAAGGTCTCGCGCGTGCGTATCGAGCACGAGCTCGCCTTCGGTTGGCGACGGGAGCCAAGCCCCGATGCGATGCGAGAGCGACGACCAGGCAACGCCGTATGCGTCTCGATCGACGAGGGGCCTGTCGAGACAAAAAAACAGACGTAGACCCCGCGGGGTCCAGTGTGCGAGCGCGCACGGCGCTGTCGACAGGTCGATGCCGTCGCACGCGGCTCCGCGTGCGTGGTGCTGCCCCTCTAGGTGATAGTCGACGTCGATCGCTACCACCTGCTGCGAGAGCCAGTGGTCGCCACGTCTGCGGCTCTCACGGTACTCCGCGCAGGCGACCCACCCGCCCGGCCCGTCGTGATTGACCAGAGCAACGGCGAGCGAGAGCGGGAGATTTGTTTCGTCGAGCTCGACCGTTACACCCACCGGTTTGTTTTTGCCCCTGCCCAGTGTGATTTTTGCCACGGAGCCCAGTCTCAGCAGTCGGTCGCTTGACGTCAAGGCCTGGCGTGACTATGTCGCCACTATGCCGCTAAGTGACCTGGGTGCGTTGAGGCGCGTGGACCGTGAGGCCTGGACGCGAATCGTCCTGCTGGCGCTGCAGGTGGCGGACGGATGTATCCCTGTAGCAGCCAAAGCGTTATCCGTGTCAACACGCACACTTAGACGTTGGAGAGAGGAGACAGGCGGCCCGACTTGGCCGCAAGGTGTGCACCGATTGCGTAGGCGAGACAGCAATGTCATAGTAAAAACATCGAGAAAAACGCAGACTGGATGATTGCTATGACATCGTTGTCATGCCACGGCTGCCGTGTTCACCAGAAAACGCGCACTTAGAAGGCATGACAAAGTTGGCACGTCGACTGCATTGGTGTTATGTCATGAACCGCGCAAACAACAAGAAGAGCTACCCGGTCGGAACGGTCATCATCTGCGAAGGCGAGAAGGCAACCGTCATCGCAACGGGCACCGAATCGGTGCGAGTCGTGTGGAGCAACGGCAGCAAATCGCTCCTCAGCCCCGCGGAACTTGCGGACTGCGAGGTGACGGGCTCGTGAGATAAGGCCCGGGCCTGGACCAAAAGGTCCAGGCCCACTGGTTATGATTGAGGGCGAGGGTGAGACGATGACCAAGTCAAAAACGACGAGTGAAGTCGGAGCGGCGAGCGGCTTTTTCTGTCAGGAATGCGGACACAAATTCAAGACCATTCGCGCCGCGGAGCGCGCGTCTTTCGGCCCAAACGGATGCCCGAGGTGCGGGGGATCTGATATCGACATGGGCAACCCAAACGCGCCTTCGCTTACTTTCCAGGTTCCTCCGGCACTTTTTGAAAGTCTGGACAATGGCGACAAGTGAAGTCGTGACGGCAGAATTCAGGCGGGCCTTCTGGGCCTGCCCGGAGAGTGACATGCGGACGGCGCTCGAGTATGCGCGCAAGGCGGCAGCCTTGTTGATACCGCCCGGCGTCGTGGGTCACTTTGACGACGACGCCTTGATCTTCGAGGCCGAAGGAGAGGAACTGGACAAGGCTACGCTGCGTGAGTTCGGGTTGTACTTCGGGGATCAGTCGTGAGTCACGCCGTCTGGGCTGCGGTAGGGAGCGACGGTACGCGTCCCGTGGTGTGGGCGATCGGCGAGTCGATTGCGGAGATCAGGTGGCGCGTGATTCTCTCGGGTCAGTGTCCCGACGAGAAGGCGCTGGTCTTCATGCAGGTCGATCCCTACACGGTCGCGCGTTACCGGCGCGGCATTATCGATGCAAAACGACTCGGACTGGAGGTAAGGCCGTGAGTCGTTCACAACTGCGTGAGAAGATTCTTTCGTTCATTGATGATGCCGGAGGACCGTTGTCTAGCATCATCCTTGCTGCGCTGGATGTCGCAGAAGTTGCCTCGCTCGTCGATAGGTCCTTGCTGGCGGCCCCACCGGACCACGTCCTCGTGGCGTTGCAGGCAGAAATGGACGAGGCGCTTGGCGTCTATGAGGACGCAAAGATTCAACTGGAGGTGACGCTATGAACGACGAGGAAAAGATCCAGTGGTCGCTGTTGAGCGGCGCACAGACGATGAGCGGTCCCGCGCCGGAATGCGTCATCTGTGGTGTGCCAACGTGGTACGGCGAAGAGTGTTCGAATTGCCTAACTGTCCGTACGCGACGCGAATCTATCTGGCTGCGCCTGGCGCGTTGGGTTGTTCGATGAACGACGACAACGATTGGGACTCCGAGCGACCTGTGGACTACTGGGACGACGAAGGGAGCCATTAGATGGGCCGTTGGCTGGTCGAGCACAAGACGACGAGCGAGGACATATCGACTGGTAGTGTGTACTTCCGGCGCCTGCGTCTGGACGCGCAGATCGGGGTGTACCTGCAGGCGGAACCGGGTGCGGAGGGCGTCATCTACGACGTGCTACGGAAGCCTGCCGAGAGGCCGAAGGTCGGCGAGTCGGCGGACGCCTTCGGAGCGCGCGTGCTTGCCAAAATTCGGTCTGACCCGGACCGCTACTATCGACGCGCAAAGGTTGTACGGCTCGAGTCGGACCGCGAGGAGCTCGCGCGCGATGTGTGGCAGACGTCGCGGCACATCATCGCGGCGCGACGCCTCAAGCAGTACCCGCGTAACCCTGACTCGTGTTTCCAATTTCAGCGCGCGTGCGACTACCTGCCCGTGTGCACTGGAGAGGTAAGCCTGGACGACGAGGCGCTGTACGTCACGCGAGAGCCGCACTCGGAGTTGTGGGCCGTTGGTGCTGCGGGCGACGCACTCACTCAGTCCAGTCTCAAGACCTGGAGAGCGTGCCCGCGACGTTATGAGCATCGCTACGTGGATGGCCGCGTGCCTCGTGCAGAGGACGGCGAGGCGCTCAGGATGGGTCGCTCGATTCATGATGCTCTGGAGAGTCTTTTTCTTGGCAAGAGCGTGGATGACTGCTTGACCGCTCTCGACAGCTCTGATATCTACGAGTACGCAAAGTCAGCGGCCATGGTGGCCGGCTATGTGGAGTACTGGGGACGCCCGTCAAACGTAATCGGTACAGAGGTCGAATTCTGCGTACCGCTCAGGAATCCGGACGGGTCCGCGTCTAGGACGTTCGTTCTGCGCGGGAAGATCGATGCGATCGTGGAGGCCGAATGAACGTCATCAGGGGGAAGAAAGATGTCGCAGATCGGAGTCTGATTTACGGACCACCGGGCGTTGGCAAAAGCACGTGGGCGACGGGCGCGCCGGGTACGCTGGCTATAGATGGTGAGGCGGGTCTGAGCCAGATCGGGTGCGACCGGGTGGAGCTCGCCAGTGGGTGGGATGAGTCTCTGCGCCTCGTCCGTCAGGCGCTCGCAAGCGACTGTAAGCTGCTTGCGATCGATACGGTGGATGCTCTCGAAACTCGCGCCGTGGCGCATGTGTGCGCTAGCCACAAAAAAAAGAGCCTCGCCGACTTTGGGTACGGCGACGGGTTCGAGCTGCTCTCATCTGCCTGGCTCGAACTCCTGGGCCTGCTCGAGCAAGGGCGCGCGCGGGGGACTGAAGTGATTCTCGTCGCTCATGTGCAGCAAAAAAACGTGAACGACCCGACGATCGGCGCTTACGAGAAGTACATTCCGCAGCTCAGCAAGCGCTGCTGGAATCTTACGCATAGGTGGTGCGACAACGTGTTTTTTGCTGACTACGAAAGGGGTCTGGTCAATGAGCGTGCGGTACTTACGGGAGCTCGCCAGCTTCATGTGGTGGCTGCGAGTGGGTTCGATGCCAAAAACCGGTACGGCGTGGTCGGTCCGCTGCCGCTCGAGAGGGCGGCATGGGACGAGGCAAAGAGGCCGCCGGAGGCTCTGGGGGCGATCGGAGTTCTGGTTGCTCGGTACCCCGAGCTGGCAGAGAAAGTGACGACAGCGTTGAAATTGTCGCCTGCCAACATGGTGTTGGAGGGTCTGCTCGAATGGGAGAAGGACAAGGAGAAGAGCAAATGATCGCAGAGGGAACGTATCTGGCAACGGCCGTATCGGCCGCGAACTTCATCAACGCAGGGCAGAAGGGCACGCCAGGCGTGGAGGTTGAGTTCCAGCTCGACGAGGGGCCCAACACCGGCGAGCTCATTACCTGGACTGGATGGCTGACGGACGCCGCGCGCGCGCGCACATCAGAGGCGCTGGCCGCGTGCGGCTACGACGGCGCGCATGACGAGAGTGTGCGTGGCCGCAAGGCCAAGTTGGTCATACGGCACGAGGAGTACGAAGGGCGAACGCGTGCAAGGGTCGCGTTCATCAATGACGTCGATCGCATGAGCGGCGCGAAGCCCATGTCTGCCGTCGAGAAGGCCGCCGCGAAGGAAGCGATCCGCGGGCTCGTGCTCTCTGCGAAAAGTGCTGTACGTGTGCCGGACACCAAAGTGAGGTTCTGACACCGTGGTCGAACTAAGGCAGTACCAGGCGGCAGCAATCGAGGGCCTGCGTGCGCATGTTCGCGCGGGGCGTCGACGCATCTGCCTGGTCTGTCCTACCGGAGGTGGCAAAACGGTCGTAGCGTCGGCGATCGTAGACAGCGCGCTGTCGCTCGGCTCGCGCGTGCTGTTCATCGTGCATCGGCGCGAGCTCGTGGACCAGGCGGTCACGCAGTTCGCGCGATGGGGAGTGATGGCCGGTGTCGAGCGCGGGGACGACTCGCGTAGCAATCGACTGCTGCCTGTGCAGGTAGGGACGGTGCAGACGTTGTCTCGTCGGGACAGGTGTCCGGCGGATATCGTGTTCGTGGACGAATGCCATCGTGTGGCTGGCGACTCATACGTCGAGCTGCTTTCGTCCTACCCTGAGGCCACCATCATCGGCCTGACCGCGACACCGTGCCGGCTGGATGGCAAGCCGCTGGGTAATCACTTCGACGCTCTCGAGGCTGTCGCGACGTACTCTCAGCTCATCGCGGATGGCTTTCTCGCGGCGCCCGTGGTGTACGCAGCGAAACGAGCGCCCGACCTGACGGGCGTACGCAGGCGCGCGGGCGATTACTCCGAGGAGGAACTGGAGCGTGCCATGCTCGACCCACACGTGGTGGGTGACGTGCTCGAGGCTTGGAGGTCGCGTGCCGAGGGCCGGTCGACTGTAATCTTCGCGGTCGGGGTGGGGCATTCGGTTGCCATGCGTGATCAGTTCCGTGCTGCGGGGGTCTCCTGCGAGCATCTGGACGCGTCCACGCCAGAGCCCGAGCGGGCGAACATCCTCGCTGCGGTCCGCGGCGGCGAGGTGATGTGCGTGACCAACGTTGGGATCCTGACCGAGGGATGGGACGAGCCTCGAGTCAAGTGCTGCGTGATGGCTCGGCCGACGTTGTCTCTGGGGCTCTACATGCAGTGCGTCGGCCGAATTCTGCGGCCGTGGAACGGCGTGCAGCCCGTCGTGCTCGATCACTCGGGCAACACGTCGCGGCATGGTCTACCGCATGAGGACAGGCACTGGAGTCTCGAGACAGCCACCGAACGAGCCCCGCGGACCAAGATTCCGTATCGGATGTGTCCAGCGTGCTACGCGTACGTGCTCAAAAACCCGTGCGAGCACTGCGGCCATCAGACAGTCGTTCAGACGCGAGAATTACGTATAGAGGATGGCTCACTGGAGGAAGTCACGTTGACGGACAAGGATCCACGGCGTGATGCGTACGATAAGTGGCTTTTCACCGCGCTCAACCGTGGGTACAAGCCTGGGTACGCGGCTGCGCAGTATAAGGAAGCCTACGGCGAATGGCCGCCGTACCATTGGTCAACAAAAGCGAAAGCACTGTTTGAAGGAGACGAGCAATGGCGAAAGCGATTCGAGTATCGGGAGCGGATGCGGGCAGCGTGGGGCAGCGACGAACCCTCGAAGCCGACTACGTGAAGCTCTTCCTTGGCGCCATGGCCGGCGGTGACTTCGCCCTATTCGTTAGGCAGGTTGGAGCTATCAAGGTCGAGGACCGCGTGTTCCGGTCCGGGATAGCTGGCCAGGCGGACATCTGGGGCGTGCATTTGCCCACTGGCAAGCACGTGGAAATCGAAGTCAAGCGGTACACGCAGCTGAGTGCGGCTCAGGTGCAGTGGAGATACTGGTGCTGCGAAAGGAATGTCCCGTGGACGATGCTCAAGGTTGAGCAAGGAGAGTCAGTCGAGGAAACGGTACAACGCTGGGTTGACCAGCTGAAAGGATGGCAAATATGAACATTTTCGCTCGACAGGGTGATCTGGTGATCGAACGAAAGCCCATGACTGGGACTCCGGTCAAGGAAACCGATCCGGTACTGGCGGGAGGCAGCTCGGGGCATCCGCACATCGTGCGTGGCACGGTGCTCGTACTGCGCAACGTGTCGCATACAGGGCTCAGACTCCTGGAGCCTTCCGTGCTCGAGCACGGGAAGTCTGGTGGCCACAAGCCGGTACCTTTGCCGGCTGGCGACTACGAGGTGCGTATCCTCCGGGAGCGGTGGGACGAGTCCGACCGGGAGGTCTCCGACTGACCGTGTCGGCGCGTGCGCGGGCCACGGCCTGCTTGCGCGCCGGCACTGCCGGGGAAGGAGCGTACAATGGTAGCTGCGATCACCAAGGACCAGACGGAACTGACACCAGATCAGGAGGCCGTGTGTGACGAGTACTATCGGCGTGGAATCAACGTTCTCAATGTGCCACGCGAGACAAATCGTGACGCGGCGATTCAGTATGCCAAACTGCTGTACTCGGTATCCGAGCTGACCGTTCCCGACTCGTTCGTTTTTGCGCGTTCGCCGTACGAGGCGCTAAAGCTTGCCGAAAGGTGGGAAGGCAAAGGAACCGGAAAACGTGAGACGTTCCTGGATTCCAACGGGATCTACTATCTGGACTGGGTTATGCGTGACCTGGCCTGGGCCGCGCTCGGCGTACTTGGTCCGGAGGATGCTGATCTGGTACAAACACATGAGGCGATGGCCAAAGGCCTTCTGTCGGTTTGGGACACGATCATGCTGGACGATTACTGTGTGATCGTTCAGTTTCCCAAAAAGTTAGCTCTTGATACCGACGGCAACATGCACTGCGCAGATGGTCCGTGTATCGAGTGGCTGGACGGTGAAGTAGACTATGCGTGGCACGGCACGTGGGTCGATGCGCGTGTGATCGTCGACACTGGCGCAATAGACCGCGCCTACCTGCAAACGCTAACGAACACGGAGGAGCGCCGGGCTGTTGGTGAGATTCTCGGCTGGAGCAGGTTCGCTGAGATCATGGGGGCAACGTCTGTCAGTTTGTGGGTGGACTTCGATACTGGACTGTCGTACGAGCTCTTGCGATACGATGGCGGAAAGCTCCTCAGGAAGCTGTCGCCCGTGCTGTCTGACGGGACTCAACCTACGTACCTCGAGCCGGTCCACGAGGACCTAGTCACCGCGCAAGCCGCGCGTAAGTGGCAGGCTACAGGTCTGTCTGTCGACGAATGCGAGCAAGACCCATCGCTCACGTACGGGTCTGAGTCGTGAGCATACGCATCTGGGCCCGCGTCTGGGACCTCGTCAGGGCCCGCGTCAGTGACCGCGTACAGAAGGAGCGGACATGAGCGCTCGTGTCTACGCCCACGTCAGAGGCCATGTCTGGGACCGCGTCAGGGCTCGCGCATGGGAACGTGTCGGGGGCCGCGTCGGGGTATGTGTCAGGGCCCGCGTCTGTAGCCGTGTCTGGGGCCGCGTCTACGACCGCGTCAGGGGCCACGTGCGTAGAGAGCAGCCGTGAGCACACGAGTTAGCGACAGCGTCTGGGACCGCGTCTGGGGCCGCGTCAGGGCCCGCATCTGGGGCCGCGTCAGTTCCCGCGTCAGTGACCGCGTCTGGGGCCGCGTAAGGGGCCGCGTCAGAGACTGCGTCAGGGCCCGCGTCTGGGACCGCGTCAGGGACCGCGTCGGGGTACGTGTCAGGGCCAGTGCCCGCTCCCAGAAGGAGAAGCCGTGAGCACACGAGTTCGCGACAGCGTATGTGACCGCGTCGGGGTACTGACCTGGGAACGTACCAGGGTACGTGTCAGGGCCCGCGTCAGTGACCGCGTCTGGGGCCGCATAATGGGTCGCTTATGGGACGGCGTTTGGGCTAGCGTTATCGACCAAGTCAGGGATCGTATCAATGGTGCGAAGTCATGAGCGTCCGCGTCTGTTTCGTTCATGCTCATGTACACGATCTGGTCCACGCGCGTGTATGCAGCCGCATCAACGCCAGCGTCAGGGATAGTATTGACGATCGAGTATGGGACCGCGTCAGGAACCGCATATGGGATGGCATTGTCGTCATCATTGTCGTCCGCGTATACAGACGCGTCATTCGGGTAGCACGAAAAGAATCTTCGATGGTGACTCGTTGAGCGTATCGGCCAGAAGCTCCCCGTCCAGATCGCGGTAGTGCCTAGCCAGCGCAGCTGCGTAATCCGTCTCCAGGGCAGTGTAGTAATGGGCCAGCTTGAGCGCATGTGCGAACGCGGCGACATCTCCGGCCGTGATGGCTGGCCAAGCCGCGGCGAACGTGGTGCGCAAGATCTGGAAGTAGTCTGCCATCCCAGCGTCAAGGTCGGCGAACGCACGGAACGCTGCGCGCGTCGGCACATATACTCCGCCGACGAGCTCCGTCGTGCGCAGCATCGCGTAGTCACGGCCGTCACCGGGCATGTGCTTGACGCCTGCAAGCGAGTAGTTCCAACAGCTGCGCCCAGCACCCGTCTCGTGCCAGATCTGCGCAAGCACCACAAGCCACTGCTTGCGTTCGGGGTGGCCGCCAAGCTGGGCGCGCCACTGCGTGAGTAGCGCAGCGCGCGTTAGCTCCGCATCGAGCGGTGTCGATGTCGCCGGCAGTTCGTTCTCGGTCATTTGGGCCTCTCCAGTCGTGGCAACGTGGGGCGCTCATCGTCCGCGGCCCAGGACAGCTCACGCGCAAACGCGAGGGCCCGCTCGTAGTCTGGGAAGATGACAGCAGGCGAGCGCTGGTACACCGCCCAGCGTCCGTCCTCCTGCTCGATCAGGATCGCGGTGCCCGCCTGGACCGCGATCGCTCGCGCAACGGGCAGCACCCGATCAATCACGGCAAGCCAAACTTTTTCCGCTCTGCTATGTCTGCGGCGATGTCCGCGCCTGCCACGGCCGCATTCGCGATCGTTGCCGCGTTGGCCTTCCGTTCGATCAGATCGAGCACGGACTTGCCGAGCTTGAGCAATTCCGGCAGGCCCCAGGTGAGCAATGCCTCGAGGATCTGGGCTTCGGTCATTGTCCACCATCCTGACAAGTGCTGAGCGAGGGGAAGCGTCGACAGAGCGCATCGTGGGACGCCGCGCGGCATGCATCCGCAGCTGGCCGCGCGTCCGCCTGCTCTACGCACTGCATTTGCTCGGCCGTGTATGCGGTCACGTCCACGGCGTCAGGCTGCGCACCAGGCGTGCAGGCGGCAAGCAAGATGGCCAGCGGTAGGAGCTTCATGTTTTCACCGACGGTGAAAGTCCGCCGAACAGTGTCGAGACGGTGAGAGCGGCCCCGGCGATCGATTTGTAGAGCGTTGCGTTGGGCGGGTCTGCGGTAATGAGCGCGCCGGCAGCCGCGGCGACGGCCCCGGCGACGAGCAGAACGACATGCATCCAGTTGAGTTTCACGGGTGGCCTCCTAGAAGTTTGGCAGCGAGCACGGTCCCCACGACAAGGACAGAGATGCCTACGACGATCTTGCTCACATTCTGCTGCCGTGCACGCATCGAATCCAGGCGGACCGTGAGCGACTCTTCCTTGATGCGCGCCAGGCCCTCTGTCAGGGCAAGGCCAAGGTTGTGGATGTCATCGCGAAGGCCGTCGATCGCCTCGCGCAGCTCCGGGTGGTCGTGATCGCTCATGGCGTCACAATCGTGCTCGAACCCGGGGCCCACCCCTGATCGGTTTCGATCGTCGCCTGCACCCACGCTTCCAGCTGCGTTTGGAGCGGCATAGGTAGCGGCGCCGCGAGCAACCGCGAGCCGTAAAGAATCGTCCCTACGTGCTGTATGAGATCGATCGCCACCGACGGGACAAGCACCGTGGGCGACGTCTTGGTGGGCGGAGTGGTAACAGCAGCCGAAGGCCCGACAAGCACCATCAATGCACCCACCTGGATAAAAGGACGTGAGCAACAGAGGACAGCATGACCGCCACAACGCAAATCGTCGCGTACGCCGTGCGAGATGGCTTGACCGATGTGAGCGCGCCGTGTCCTGGGTGCGCAACGCCCGTAACGAGACGCTTCGCCCTATCTCGCACGATATACGGCTGGTCACCCAGGTGCGTAGCCACGCAGTTCAAGCACACGGACAGGTACCCGTACTTTTCGTTCTCGTGCTCGGTTACGAAGTCGTACCCACACACCGGGCAGTGCGGGTCAGCCGGACCGAATGTCGTTATCGTCCCGCTCGAGCCGCGCCACTTGCCTGCACCAGAGTCCGCGTACATGTACCCACTGCCAACCGGGTTCGCGGTCGGAAGAGCCGTCTGGTTGAAGTGCTGGACGATTCCGGACCCACCATTGAAGTTGAACGTGGCGAAAGCCCCGCTCATGGCCACGTTGGGACCTACGAGCTGCGCGGTCCCGCTGATGCTCGAAAAGAAAGCCTGCACACTGCCGGCGCACTCCAGATACAGACCGCCGCCCACGCCGTTGACGATGGTGTTGTACGACCCGTTGGTCGAAATCACCGACTGACCGGCGGCCGGCGCACCGAATCCCTGCGGCACCAGCCATAGACCTGGGGCACCGGAGGATTGATCGTCGCCGATCTGGAATGTGGCCGTCCCGTCGGTAATCCGGAGATGCGCATGCGCGCCAGCACCGGTGGGTGACGGTAGCGCAATGACGACGTCGCCAGGCGTACCGTTGACTGCGGTAGAGGCCTGAGGCGCGATGGTGAGTGTTTGCCCGGTAGCACTCGTCGTGCTCGATTGGCCAATCGTAGGGGTCGCCTGCAACGCATCGAACAGCAGCGACGACACGTGCAGCGGGACGGTCCCGCCCAGGCCGCCCTGACCGGAGATCGCCGCCACCCATTGGTCGGTGGACGTCGAGCCGAATAGGTCGTCAGCCCACGTGACCATGGCCACCAGCCAGAATGCGCGCCGGGACTGATTCGGGCGACGGCTCACGGGTCATCGTCCGCGTCCACGGGTGGATGCATTGCGGCGCTTGTCGAATCTCATCGCGAGCTCACCCACATACGCAAGGTAGCCGTCCCGCTCGGCGTAAGCGCTGCCATAAACCGAGCCGGCGAGCTCGAGCCCCAAACTGCCGTACCTGCACCTGGACCAGTTGTAGGAAACGTCGGCCCGGGCGGCAGCCGGAAGTCGAATCGGGCCCCGGCGGCGATCGTGATCGTCGTGTTCGCGTTGGCTTGAATGGCGTTGCCTACGACAGTGTTGACCGCGGCAGTGGTCACCGATGCCAGCGCAGCTGCCGTGGCCCCGAACACGACGTTACAGTTCGCATCCGCCACCATCGTCAGGTACTGGCCAAGCGGATTGGTGTGCTCCGACCCCTTCAATGACGAGGCGGGCAGCATCGGCGTCTGGGCGATCGTGGTCAAGTCGACCACCACCACGACCGTAGTCAGCGCGAGGCAGATGGGAAGGATCGGCGGAAGAATCTCGTCGGACTGCCGTGTCGGCTCTGTTTGTCCGCCCATGAGCTCGCCCTACTTTCCGGTGCCCATCATGGCACGCTCCGTCTGGCTTTGCATATTTTTCATGATGTCGTTCGATGCCTTACTCGTACGCTCCGATGGTTTCGCGTGCTGCGCTTTGGCTGCGCTTGCCGCATAGGCTGCCTGCGTGTGAACCGTGAACGCTGGCGTGAAAAGGGGGTGCTCGGCGGCGCCGCCAAGCATTGCCAAGTTGATGCGCTTCTGCAGCGGGATGGTACCCTTGGCTGTTGCGGCCTTGCCAAGGATCGTCGTACGAAGCGCCTCGTACGACTTACCGAACACTGCCTTGTTGGCTTCGATGTCCTCGCGCGTGACGGTGCCGTTGGCCACGCGCTTCGCCAGGCGTTGTGGTCCGCCCTGGACGGCATCCACGTACCGCAGAAACTCGGCTTGCATCGGGGCGGGCACTCCGGCTGTTTTCGACAACGATGGCTGTACGGGAGGCTGCGGCGGCAGTTTGCTTGCCAGGAAGGCTGTTCCTGTCTTGACGGTGCCGGCAACACTCGCGGCAAGTGCCGGCGCGTGGGTGGCGAGCGGAGCATTCTGCTTCTTTAGGTGGGCATCCAGGAGGGCTGGGGCTACTGCTGCCACCTGTCGCACGCGCGCGGACTCGGTGTCGTACCTGTCGCCCGTGTCGTCCCGGTGAAACGCCCGCGCGCGCAGCTTGGGCATGACAATCGGTTCGCTCGACACGGCTTCGCTCGCGTGCCGCTCGATCTGGGCGTCAACCTCCGCAGCGGCACGCGAGACTCCGCCCCAGGTGGAGAGGCGATCGAGCATGATCGCACTGTACGCGTTGCCGTGTTCGCGCAGAAACTTGTGGCCGAAACTGGACGCCAGCGCACCCGCTGCTGCCAGCGGATGCCCGGCCATGATGGCCGCCGGCGCATGGGCTGCTCCCATCATGTAATCGGTGAGCGACAGGTTTCGGTTGGTCGCGTATCGCGCGAGATTCGTTTCGCTCGCCCGCTCCGCGATTTTGAGCTTCTGGTACTGACCGTTCAGTTCCTTCAACCGATCGCCCGCCAGCTTGGGCATGCCCCTGCTCGCTTCGTTTAGCGCCGCCTCTTCCGTGTCGCCCCACGCTCGCGTGACGTCGCGCAGGAGCTCCACGCGCAGGTTTGGGTCGAGCGCCTTGGTCTCTTGGTAAGCGATCTGCTGCAAGCTCCTGCGCTGCTTCATCGCTTCCGCGAGTGGAACCTCTCCTTCGCCAGTGGCCCTGCCTACCGCTGTTGCTGGCGCGACGTAGTTCGGATCGTGAAGCACCCCAGGGATCATGGTCTCACCTGCCTCGCGAGCGGCAGCCACGCGATGAATTCCATCGGTCACGATAAGCTCGCCATGGTCTCCAGGCTCGACGCGTATCGGCTCGAGCGGCTGGCCGCCGGCCCGTGCCTGCCTAACTGCCGCGAGCTTTTCGTCGCTCCAAGGCTCGGCAACCTTTAGCTCGCTGATTTTGAAGTTTGCCGGCGCTGGCGCGGATGGCGTAAGAAACGCCGCCTCTTCAGGTAGCTTGCCGGTGGCGGCAAGCGACTTGGCTGCTTCTGGGTTCGCGCGCAGATACGCGGCCACTTCTTGCGGCGACCTGGCGACCTTGGGTGCGGCAGCGACATTGGCGGTTTCCTCCGGTGCACCACCCAGCACGCGCATCACTGAGTTGCGAAGCTTTTGCATCGCGGCAACCTTGTCTTCGCCACCGACCATCTTCGCGTACTTCGCCTCGAGTGCGTCGATCGGCCCGAGCATCTTCGCGAGCGGCACGGTCGTACCCTCGTAGCCACGGACCAGGTCCCCGATCTGCGCCCCCTTCTTGTCGATCGCCTTGCGGATTAGGTCCAGCTTTTCTTCATGGTCAACGGCAGCACCGGCAAGCCCCTTCTCCTCGACAAGCGGACGAAGTACATCGTCAAACAACACGCGACCCACGGCCGCAGTACCGCCAGCGCGCTGCTCCGCCTCCTCACTGAGCTTTTTACCTGCTGCTAGCCAATTCCACGCCTGCTGACCGGCAGCATCGTCGAGCTTCTCTGCGTTCGCCCCGAGCGCGTGCGCGACGCCAGAGCCAAGCAGACTTCCGCCGGCGCCCAGCACACCGGCCAAAAACGCTCCGTGCCCTGCGCTCGCAACCACCTTCTCAGCGGTCAGGTCGTTGTCGAGCGTCCCCTGACTGATCTCCGAACCTGCACCGAATAGCCCTCCCTCGACAATCGACTTGACCGCCGCCTTCGCCGCGCCCTTGGCAGCCGTCGAAAGCGCCCCGTCGGTAGCGGCGCTCCCAAGGAACTGCGCGGCCATGTGCTCAGCTGCGTCCCCTGCCGCCATGACGCCGCGCGGAGCAGCTCCGAGCGCCCGGACGCCTTCGCCGATCTTCGCCACCACCCCGGCGGCCTCTGTGACTTCCGCAGCACCACCGGCACCGCCCGTAAGCAGCGTCGGCAGCGCCGCTCCACCGAGTTCGGAGAGAGTCGACGTCCAGGGGTTGGCTTCCGTCTCTCCTTTCAGGTGCTCGCGGACTTTCTCCGCGCCAGCATCCCCACCAAACAGACGTCCGGCCCCGACGGCGAGCGGATCGGACAGGCCGAGCGTGGCGCCTCTCACAATGCCCTCGGCGCCGGCTACGACCTGCCCACCAAGGCCGCCGTACTTTGCGTCGACCGTGGCCTTGTGAAGCTCCTGGGCGCTCGCGAATCGGCCACCGCCGTCGATAACCGCCTGCGCGTGCTCCGGGTCAACCGTGCCGACCGTGCCATCCGAGCCAACGATCGGGACCGGCGCGCCCCCGGGCAGCGTGTACTGGCCGGACTTCCACGCCGCAGCCGCCTGCTCCTCGGGCAGATCAACGAGCTCGCCCTTGGGACCGACGAGCTTCACTGGCCCGCCGGCTTGTTGTACTGGTCACCGGTACCGGGATCGGGCGGTCGCTGGTACTCGCGGATGATCTGGTACTTGCGCTCCATTTCATTCTTTTTCGCGTTGTAAACGAGCATGGGCTTGACTTCGTGCTGCGCCGAATTGCGTATGGCGTTCTCGCTCGCGCGCATCGCGCCCGCGTCTATCTGCTTGAGCGCGTCGGCGACGCCCGGAGTGAGCGTGAGCGTTCGGCCGCCAGCGGCCTTTTGGTACTGTTCGAAGATTCCCTTACCGCCCTTGCCGCCGCCCTCTATCTCGCTGGCGGCCACAACCTTTTGGGCAGCGTCGTACGCCTTGACCCAATCGATGCCGCGTTGCGTGAGCGGCGTCAGAAGCAGCTTGCCGACGGAGCCTATCGCCTGGTGCACGTCATTGGCCTTGTTGACTTCTGCAAGCACCTTCTCGCGGTCCTCTTTCGGCACCGTCACGTGCCGGCCATCGGGGAGTGCGATCACTTCGTTTGTGGGCACATCACTCGCGACCGCTCCGCCTGGGCCTCCAGGCCCACCACCACCGGTCTGCACCGTCTTCTCCGGCTGCCACTGCGTGAGCACGGAATGCATCTTCGCCTGCTCTGCATCGATGTTTGCGGCCAGCCCCTGGTACTGAGCCTGCAACATCGGAGAGTGGGCCTTCTTCACTTCGGCATCACCGAGCAGCTTGTACCCCTCGAGCTGACGCGCGTACTCCGCCGCATCCGCGACGCGCTCGTCGCCGAACCGGGCGCGCATCTGAGCAAGCCCCTGCGCTGCGCCCTTGGCCGCCTCTTGCTTGCCAGCGAGATTCTCGCGCTGCACCTGGATGTTTCGCCCGATACTCTCGTTGATGATGTCCATCGCTGCGTTCTGTCTGCCATGGGTGAGACTGCGCCCGAACTCGCCGATCGCTACAGCGATCGTCGCCAGGGCCTTCGTCCCTAGGCCCCATTGCGTCGTCGGGTCGACAATTTTACCGGTCGCGGCTTCGCTCTGCATGCGGTCGTAGTCGGCCTGCTGTGCGTCGAGCGCCTTGCGGCGAGCCGCCTCGCCTCCCTGCATGTTCGCGTTCGCCGAAGCCTCTTTCGCGGCAAGGCCAGCCATTGCCCCGGCACCCGCCTCGTTCTCCCCAACGGCCGCCTTGCCCTCGGCTTCGTTCGCGGCCTTCTTCTCGGAAAGCGCCGTATCGAACTCGCCGCGATTCTCCGGCGACACGAGCGACACGCCATGCGCCGGGATGGTCGTGGTCGTGGGCCCAGCAGGAGCCGCAGCTGGCGTCGCGGCTTGGTCCTCCGCAGAACCTGCGGTCTTATATGGGACGTTCGGGGCTGCTGGCGCGGCAGGCCCAGCATCTGCGGGCGCCGGCGGCGATGCTGTCGGCAGCACGGGCTGCCCACCCATTAGCCGGCCGGCAAAGCCACCCAGCGAGCCGGCGGCTTGGCCCATCGAACCGCCTGGGATGCCGATTGAACGCAGAAAGGCGTTGGACTGCTGCGGGGGTGGAGCAGGCGGAGGCGGGGGTGCAGGCGGCGGTGTCGACGGCATCGCGGCCATGGGCATGGGCGTTTGCGGCATGGGCGCCTGCGGCATCTGCGTTCCCTGCAGCGCTGCGGGAAGGTTCGCGCCGAGTACGTTGCCCTGCTGCGGAGGGATGATCCCACGACGGACAAGGTCCGCGATGAGGGCCGGACTGATTCCTGAAAAGCTCATGCGAGACTCCTTCCGATCGCGCCACCTGCCGCGCCACCTGCCGCCGCGCCGCCGACGGCACCCGCGGGACCGCCAAACGCCCCGACAATACCGCCCAGTACCGCGCCCGTGCCAGAAGCGATCGCTCCGAACATGTTCGCGTTGTTTGCCGCGTTCTGAGCTGCAATCCCCGCAGCCGTTGACGCGTTGAATTCGTTCGCGCCGAGACCCGCCTGCTGCGCGCCAAACGCACTCTGCTGGTACTGCGCCATCTGCTGGGCCGCCTCCTGCTCGTACTGAGCCTGCAACGTCATCCCGGCCGATGTGCCCTGCATTCCCAGCTGCGCCCCCTGCCCGTACGCCGCGAGCCCCTGATTCTGCGCGGCCAGCTGCCCGGACTGTCCCATCTGCAGGCCTCCCAGGCCGTAGTTTTCGCCCATCTGCGTCGCCTGCAGGGCGCCAGTCTGCCCGTACTGCATGCCCGCCAGACCGTACTGAGCTCCCAGATTCGCGGCCCCAAGCTGACCCTGCTGGGCCAATTGATTGCCCGCAAGCTGGTACTGATTCCCCATGTTAGCTGCAGCGAGCTGTCCAGTCTGGCCGTACTGCATGCCAGCAAGACCGTACTGGTTACCCATGTTGGCCATCGTGGCCTGGCCCTGCTGGCCCATCTGCAGGCCGGCTAGGCCGTATTGATTGCCCATGTTGGCCATGGCGGTCTGCCCACGCTGGCCAAGGTCAAGCCCAGCGAGGCCGCCCGTCTGCCCCATCTGCGCCGCAGTGAGCTGCCCGGTTTGCCCCATGTTGAGGCCAGCCATCTCGCCAGCCTGGCCGAGATTCGCGGCCGCCATCTGGCCTTGCTGCCCCAGACCGATACCGCCCTGTGCGTACTGATTCGCCATCTGCGCCGCGCCAAGCTGCCCTTGCGCGCCCGCGAGCGTCTCGCCCTGCCCGATCTGCTGCTCGGTTTGCCCGAGCCCCGCGACGCCCTGCGCAGACTGCTCGTACTGCCCTCGCGCCGTGGCCATCTCCTGCGCGCGCAGGATGCCTTGCTGCTGCACGTTCTGCTGCTGCATGGCTGCGCCCTGTTGGAGCGCGTTTCGCTGCGATTGCGCCAGGCCCGCCTCGCCGCGCGCGCTATTCGCAATCGCCATCTGCTGCTGCACGGCCTGCTCGTTGCCGGCAGACATCGCCAACTCAGCAGCGCTCGGCTGGGCACCAAACGCCGCGGACTTCATCAGGTCCAGGCCCGTGTATGCGTTGCCCAGCCCAGCGCCGGTTATCCCCTGCCCTACCCCCTGGATGCCCTGGCCCATGCGCTGTACGCCGGCCATGTTCTGGCCCTGGGCTTGGCCCGTGTTTATCGCCAGATTCGCGAGGTTTTGCCCCTGCCCCTGGTATAGATTCCCGAGCTGCTGCCCCTGTTGCAGAGCTGCACCAGCCACTGCATGCCCCTGGGCCTGAGCTTGATTGCCAAGAGCCTGCCCCTGCGCCAGCTGTTGAGCCGCAAACTGGGTTCCCTGCTTTTCGTACGCGTTTCCAAGAGTCGCAGCCTGCGATTGCGCCTGATTCGAGAAGTTTTGCCCCTGCGCCTGGTACATGTTCCCAAGCGCGTTCGCCTGGGATTGCGCGGCATTCGAGAATGCGGCCCCCTGATTCGCGTAGGCGTTCCCAAGCGCGGCCGCCTGCGCCTGCGCTTGATTCCCGAAACTGTAACCGGCGTTCGCGAACTGCGAACCGAGTGCGGCTGCTTGGGCCTGCTGCGCCTGCGAGAATGCGTTGCCTTGCTGCTGAAACTGATTCGACAGACCCTGGCCGGTTTGCATGGCCTGAGCAGCGAAGTTACCACCCTGATTCTGGAATTGATTCCCTAGGTTTGCGTACTCCGCGCCCAGACCCTGCAGCCCCCTCTGAGCAGCCGCACCTTGCGCGGCGAGCGTGGCCCCTTGCGTCGCCCCCAAGGCTTCCGCTCCGCCCGCGATCTTCTGGCCGAGGTCCAGGTAGTACCCGGACATCGCGTTGGCCGCGCCAGGGGTGCCGCCAAAGTACGCCTTGGGCTGACCCGCGATGTTGCCGAACGGGTCAGTCGTATAGCCCCCCTCCGGAGCTGGCACACCGACTCCTGGATACGGACTGTTCGCGCCGTACGTGTTCGCGGCAGAGGCGTTGATAGAGCCTTGGCTACGTTCGCCGGAGGTAGGCTGAGCGAAGCCGAGATTCCCAAATGGGTTGGCCGATAAATCCCCCGTAGGCTGGCCTGGCGAGCCAGCACCAGGCGCACCAGACGTATCGGTTGTCGGAACAAAGCTCCCGCCTTTTTGGCCAGGGACCCAATTCGCCGAAGTATCGTTTGAGCCGCCGCCCATGGTAACGCCACGCGTCGTCATGCTGCCAGGCGTCGGAGGAGTGGGCGGGCCACCCGGCAGGCCGTTCGGCAAGGTTGCTGAACGCACTTGAGTCGCGTACGAGCTCAGCGGGGGGCCCGGCGCGCCTGCCGGCCAGGGAATGTTCCCTGGATTGGTCGCGACCGCCGGCGGATTGTTCGTCGTAACGGGCTCGTTGTTGCCACCCGTGCGGAGCGCGTTGTAGCCGATCATCCCGTTGCCGAAGTTCGGCGTCGGTCCGCTTCCGGTCAGAAACTTGTTCGGATCGAAGTACGGCGCCCCAGTCGCAGACGCGGGACTGTACGCTGGCTGAGGAGGAGGGGGTGCTACCGGAGGCACATACGCAGGGTAGGGGCCGGGTATGTAGGCTCCAGTAACCGGAGCTCCGGCGGCGGGGGGCCGAATGTTCGTGAGCAGCGCTGGATCGATGCCATTGGCTGCCGCAGAACCGGCCGGAAGAAGTCTTGTGGGGGCCGTCCCGTTCGCCCCGAGGTTCGACGGCAGGATCGTGGTCGGCCCAATCGGCGCCCCCGCGCGCGCGAGAATCGCCGGGTCAATCGCCGGCTGCTGCACCAATCCTACTGGACTTGGGGCCCCAAGTGACGGGCCAGGTAGCCCTCGGGCTGCGGGCGTATTTCGGCCGATGATCATCTCTGCGGCCCAGGAACGTTGATGTAGCGGCCGGGCTTGACCCCAAGCTCAAGAGTCAACGTGGCCCACGAAAATCCGGCCCCAGAAGAGGCGAATGGCCCGCCCGTCGGAGGTGAGTCGGTCAGCGCTACCTGGATGGCTTTGGCCTTCTGGTTGCCGACGATCATCTCGATGTCCACCTGCGGGTAGCGGTTGAACGCAGCAATCTTCGCAGCAGTCCACGCATGCGCCTCATTGTAGACGCTCGCGGGGGCGTAGTCGAAGGTCACAACGCAGCTGAGGTTGGCCGGGTCGACCGCGTCAGACTGCACCTGCAGACGCCAAAAACGCCCAAAACCGCTCAGGGCCGGCTTGAGCCAGGCGCTCGTGAAGCTCGCCGTGACCCACTGCCCGCCGTCTGTCTTGGCGTTCGTGCCGAGCCCCGTCGTCTCGCGGTACGCCCGCCCAGCGGGCGTCACCCAGTGCATGGCTGGGCCGCTCGGCATGTTCGCCAGGCAGGCGTGTCGCGCCGGCGCCGTCGTTGACGCCGTGTCGGGGTCTCCGAGCGTATCGGTGCTCCACACGTTCTGCACGTAGTCCCACACGAGGCGCGTTCCGATCGTGGGCGCGTAGTCGTTATCCACGCATGTGATGTACACGCGCCCCTGCGTCGTATGCGCGACCATAGACGTCACGATCGGGGTGGTCAGAAACACGGCCTCTACAGGCTTGCCGAGGTAGTTGACCTGCAGGTCTCTCGAGAGCAGGAAGAGCCCCCCGACGCCGTTCGGGCCGCCCAGGTTACTCATGAAGAGCACGCCCATGGGCAGCGTCACGACGGAGCGTTGGTCGACGGCGGTAGCAGCCGTCGGAATCGGCTGAAACGGTGACCAGTCGGAGCTGCCGCCCGTGTTGGTCGGGCCGTCTCCTGTCAGATACTCGATGCCAGCATTCTGCCCGCGCCGCACGAACGCAACGAGCTTGTCGTCCAGGCTTGCCAGGGCGCGAACGGCTCCGCTCGCGTACTGAATGAGCTGCTCGTTGAACCCCGGCACGTACCCGGGCGTAATCGGCTGGCTAGGCCAGACTGCCGTCGGGTCGTCGCACCCCGCAAGCCACCATCTTTGCCGGTGCGTGACGATGCATCGAGCCGCGGGTGGTGAAAAGTTGTCGAGCTGCCCACCGGTCGTATAGAGCAACTGCGCCGTCGCAGGGGCTGTAAGCTGCACGTCCCCGACAACGTCTATGATGACAACGGTGCTTTTCTGGTTGGTCCCCGTCAGGGGCCGCATGATGTTGTTTATGGTGGGCGGGTCCTGAGGTTGCCTGTAGAACAATGTACCGTTGACGGTTGTGCGGTATATGATTGCGAACGCCTCTATCAGCTCCGTGCCCACGGTGGAAAGGCCAGACCAGTACAGTGTTGATCTCTTGTAAGTAAGTGCAGGCTGCGGCACCGTCAAAGTCACCTGACTAGTGGCAGCAGTGGTCGTGACAGAGATGGCTGGACTCGTCGCCGATTGATGCAGCTGCCCCTTTGCATCGTACCACTCCCATGTACAGATGTACTGATAGACACCGGCAGAAAGGCTGCCACCAGTCGCAGCCGGAACAGCGCTAAAAATCTCAGGGTAAGTCATGAAGTTCGGCTCAACATCTATCTGGCCATCGAACGTGTGAGGTACGCCGGCGGTTGATAGGCCCAGGTCACCAAGCTCGCGCATCTCGTGGATGCCCGTCGGGTTCAGGTCAACAGGCACGATAGCGATGGTGGTATGAAACGCCTGCTGCGAGAAGGAACATGGGAACGCGTACGTCAATCCGCTCCCAACCCCAGGCAAGAGCTGCGGCGTGGAGGCGACCATGTTTGCGCTGAGCTGCATGGGCGCGGCTATGTTCTTGGCCAAACGCGTAGCAATCGACGCCACCGCACGGAGAGACGAGACGTTGATCATCGTCCCGGAAAAAAGCTCCAACGCGACAATATAGAAAGTGCCCTGCAGCGCGCTCGGCGCATGCACAATCGCGTAGGCTGTAGTGAATGGTCCGTAACCGGTGTTTGCGGTGACTAACACCGGCTTGCCGTGCAGCTGAACATTGCCCGTCGCATTCAGGTTTCCCGTGCCCGCGATGATTACGGTTCCTGCCGAGTCCTTGAGAATCGCATACTGCGTGAGCGCGTTACTCATGGCGGTAGGACCGCTTGAGTAGCCTGTAGAGAAGATAAACCCTATCTGCCCCGCGGTTCCCGTTGGGCACATGCCACACTTGCCTACCGGGTCACCGGCTGCCACCAAGAAGGTGTATATTGTCGCAGCCGTCCCGATGGTGTTGCCGTTCTCGTTCCAAAAGTTTGCCCGAACGACAGGCGACGCGGCATTCTTCGGGACGTATCCAACCCAATATCTGTCGTTATTCTGCGCAAAAAGACACACGCTACCGAAGGTCGAGAATGACGCTACCGCGTCCCATCCCTTCGTCGTCAATAGCGCAAACGTAGAAGCGGAATAGATGCAGAGCGTGGCAGCCTGCGCGGCCACGGTGCTTTCGTATGCGATTGCAAACCGTGTCGCGTCGCCTGAGACTGCAGAGAGATCGTATACGCCCAGGCCCAGGCTGGCCGCGGCAGCGTTGCCCAAAGTGAGTGCGCCGTGCGCGGACCAAGGGCTTTGAATCGACGTGGTGCTCAATGTCTGGCAGTTGACCGTACCAGCGCTAATCACCGTGAGCACGACTGTCGTGCCGCATACCGCTAGCTTCGGAGCCAATGGCGTGGCCGGCTGACCGATATTGAATGACCCAATGGCCTGCACCACGGCATAGGTTGGGTTTGGCCCGCTCACATCAAGTACTGTCCAATACAGCCTCGGTGTATTGGTATTGTCCTTGCCCAGCATTACCGCAATCAAGTACCCGTTCGCCACGACCATGTCGTAGTCTGTATAGTTGAACGGCGACTCGGCCATAATAACGCGATCGAGCGCCTTACCTTCCGGTAGAAACCCGAGCGGCGTCCAGATGCTTGTGGCATCGGAGTACACCCAGCGCACACGCGGGTTACCTGGACCCAACGTACCACCTAGCACACCCCATAACGCACCCTTGTACGAGCCGATTGTGGCCGCAGAGCTGTTCAGTGAGGTTGCCCCGCCACCTGCGTACTGCGTCTTCGCTAGCGCCGTGTGCCCCGCACGCTTCTCGACGGCGCCATTCTTCTGGCGCACGAGATTTTGCATCGCAACAGCCCCGCTCGTCACGAGCGTGCGCGCGTCATCCTTCTGGCTCAGGCCAGTGGAGAGCGGCGTTTCGATAAGCTGCCTTTGCAGGGGCATTCAGGTGATCCAGAACTGGTAGGTGCCCGCGTTGGTGCTCTTGAGCGGCAGGATGAGGCTCGCGCTGGTCCCCACCGGGTAGACCGTATCGATGCCCTGCCAAGGGTTGGTCTGCGCGCGCGTGACCTGGTAGCCAACCCAGGGCCGACCAAGACCGTGCTTGAGATTGAGTGTCTGTCCGGCCGTGAACGTCGCCGAGAGAGAGACACCGTGAAGCGTCGGGTTGGACTTCAAGGACTCGAACGCGTTGACCGTTGAGCTCTGCATCAGTATCAGCAGCTGATACAGGCGCGACGGGTCCTTCAGGTCGTCAGCAGTAAAGAAGAGCTTCCGAAGCTTAGTGATCGAGCTCGAAAGTAGGCCAGGCGCAGCGGCCATGGCTCAGCACTGGTTGACGATTTGTACAAGCACCGTGCTCGTATCGGTGGCAACCGCAGCCGTAGCTGTCGCGTTCATTGCCGTAATCACCAAGCTGGCCGTGCCCAGATTACCGGCCGTAACACCAGTGGTGCCCGCACCGACCTGAGGCGAAAGGTTGCCGGCCGCGACCGTGCCGCCTGTCGTAACCCGGCTGACGTTGATCTGCACTCTGCCGGCGCTGATGATCGGAGCCAAGGTAATCGTTGAGGTACCGGACACAAGCGCGACTGACGTGACAATGGATCTTGGGAACCACCCTTGCGTAGTCGCGGTGCCCACCACGATGTTACCGGTGGTGATCTGTACCCACTGAGTGCCGCCGTACGCGTTACCCTGGATTACACGCACCTCCGTGCTTGCCGCAAGCACGGAGCCCTGGGCCATATCGGACGCGCGCGTTAGCACGAACGGTGTGCTGGCGGACCCTACGCTCGTCACCTGATAAAGCCCGGCATCGACTGCAGCAGCAGCGATGCCTACGACCAAAAGGATGTTCATGCCTACGGTCGGAGTTACGCCGTCGACATTGGCCATGACACCGTTCGCGTTGGCAGTGATGGTGCCGTTCACGTTCGTATAGGCGGCGAGGGCCACGCCTGCCACCAGGTTGGCGACGTGCGTGAAAATCGGCCCGGCCCCGCCCACCGTCTGGATAAATCCCGTGGCGAACGCGATGGCTTGCACACCGTCGGTGACGGTAGATACGAACTGAACGCCGCGCTGAACGTCCTGGCTCGAGATGGGCTCGCCAGGCAAGGGGACCTGGATCAGGTTCGCCTGCCCCGCGTACCAGTCGACAGTACGTAGGTGCAGGCTCGGATACGACGGAGCGATGAGCTGCAGCGTCCAGCGATTCACTCCAGCCGTCGACTGCAGAGAGAAGGTCGCGATGGTGCCCGGCGTGAGCTGCGCGATTCCTCCGTTGGCCACGGCAACGGCCGCGCCTGAGGCATCCTGGATGTTGACAAGTGCATTCGTTGCGGTGAGCGCCATGATTTCCTCTCAGTAGCCTGGACGGCCTATCCAACCGTCGTTGATCTGCACGTCCTGCACGCGCGGAGGATTCTCCGCGTCGCGATGCATCGCCATCCCGAGCACGCGGTCCTTCGTGCGTTCTCGTTCGGCTGCAAGTACCTGAGCATGTTCCGTCTGCTCCTGCTTGGTCAGGAGTTTCACCGCGGCCGCGAGGACCACGAACTCCTCGAACCCATCGATTCCGTCGAACGTGTCCGCAGCGTTCACGAGCAGCGGCGCGGTCGGAATGTACCACATCGTGCAGGTAAACTGTCCGTTGGGCTGCGGAATGAACTTCAGCGCGTTGCCGGTCAACCGATAGAAGATCGGCTGGCTGTAGATCCACCCCGGATACCACTTGTAGCGGTTGCGCTCCGACCACATGAACGGCCGCGCGGTCAGGACGATGTTCTGTCCGAATGTCACATCCACGCCGCGCAGCTTGTAGAAGTCCGTGACGCTGATCGCCTGGCCCGCGCCGATCGCGTACGTGTCGGTCGACGCGTTCGTGTTGAATACGATCGACTTGAGATAGTAGCTCTGGTCGTCGGTCAACGTAATGAGGTCGTAGAGCTCGGCAACCCCCTCGTTGACCATGTCGGTCAGCTCCGCCGTCGATACGATCGTCGCGTTCGACGCGAACTCCACGTTGCATCGCTGCTGCACGCGTGTCTGCAGCGTCGACAAAGTGACCAGGCGCGCCATTAGTCAGCTCGCTTGTGCATGACGATCTCGATGAGCGAGACGAGCGCCTCGCAGGCTTCCTTCTTCTTGTCCTCGGGAACGTCAATCCCGGCAGCCCCGAAGAACTCCTCGCACGCGGACTCCTCTTCCGAGTAGTCCTCATCGCCGTCCGGCTCTTCGCCGTCCGGCTCGTCGCCCATCGCGTCGGGGCGCTTGCCGAAGGCCATGATGAGGTCCGGCTTTTTCATGGCTTGTAGAACTGCGTGGTCGAGTCGCGCATGATGAGCGCGAAGTACAGACGCATGTTTGCGACCGCATCCGTCGGGGTGCCGGCGTTGTTGACGATCAGGATCGAAAACACCGGGTTGGCAGTGCTCGAACCGAGATTGGCGATCGGCTCCACCGGCTCTGCCCAAAGAGCGGACCCCGCGACCGGGGCGGCGAGGTCGGCACTGAAGAGGTTACACCCGATGTACACGTCCTCAGTTGTGAGCGTATAGAGCCCCACGCCAGTGCGCAGGATGCCTGGCGTGCCGAAGGCAGCCTTGGAGGGGATCGGTGGCTGCAGTGTCATTACGCCAGCGCTGTTTGGGGCGTACCCGAACCCGAAGCCTCGTACCGTACTCGCTACGATCGTGCCGGCACCAGTGAGCGGAACGAAGCTTCCGGTAATCTCGACGAGCCGCTTGCCGATACAGAAGCTCTGGTCAAAATTTTTGTTGGCCATGGCCGATCACCACGTGCCGGCGAGGTTGTACCCTGGCGCTTCGCAGCCGTAATTGTAGTAGCCACCCATGCGCCACTGGTACCCGTCGTTGTTGGACTCGCGGAGCATCTTGAGACCGTCGTCGTCAAGGATGCGAGGCACGCCCTTGGCACTCTTGAGGATCCAGGTTTCCATGTCGAGCAAGAAGAACCTGCCTCGAGGCACGTTCACGTCCGAGTAGACCTTGATCGTGCCGTCCGGTCCCTCGATGTTGAGCGCCCTATATCCGATGTCGCCATCGGTCGAAACCGAGGGCTCGTAGATCGCCTTGCTCCCGAGCGACTTGATTATATCCGCGCGGTCCAGGTTGTTCAGAAACGCGGTTACCTCCTCGGCACCCTCGCGTCCCGCAAGCTCCGCGGCATCGATGAGCGTCTCTTCCTTATTCCCGCCGGCCCCGGAGTACCGAATGCCCGCGAGACGAACCGTGTCGACGGAGCGGTCCACGCCGAAGTGATTGTCCCCGGTAACCGGAGCGACAGGCGGAATCCAGCGGAGCACGCCAGCCGGTCCGAGCGAATAGTCGCCCTGCCGGAAGATGAAGTCGTTGTTGGTCACGCCAGTAAGTGTGTTGACGTTGGCGGTGAACGTGATCGTCCCGAGCGTGCGGTCGATACTCTGGATGGTCAGCGGCCCGTTACCTCGTACGCCAGCAAGCGCCCCGCCGTTATTGTACCCGTCGTCCGCCGCGAAGTCGCAGCGCATGTTCACCTCGAACCCCGTGATGTCCGCAGCCTGGAGAAGCGTCGCCGTCGCGCCGGCCACCGAGTAGGTGCCGTTTCCTTGCGAGCGCTGGCCTCCCCCGTTTCGCCACGACCCGATCTGGATCGAGCGATTCAGGTTGCGCATGCTCCCCTCCATTTCCCCGCGCAACGTGTTGTAGATGGTGTTCGCGTCGCCATCTCCGGCAGCGAGTGCCTCGCCGGTGATTCCGCTCACCTGGTAGTCCTTCGAGCGCGTGAGCAAAAACCCAACGTCGCTCGAGGATGTGACGTTCGCCTGGGCAACCGCATACACGTACGACCCACCCTGAGGCGCGCCGTATCGGAGCGAGATGCGGGCGTTGTTACCACCGAACTGCTCATCCTTGTCGATAAGCCCTACGAGCGGGGCCTTGCGATAGAAGAGCTGGTGGAAGACCTTTTGGTCGTAGCGAGTTTTGAGAACGTTGGTCAGCGCGGCAATTGTTGCGTCGCCTGCGGGCATGTGAAATTACCTCGTCAGTCAGTGGGCTTTGGTACGCTCGATCCGGTCGCGCTCGAACGCGCGATTGATCGCTGCCAGGTCTTCGGCCTCTTCCTCGCCACGACTCTTCGGACGCCCAGGATGGGGCTTCTTTGGTGTCGCTGGCGGAGTCGTTGCCCGAGGTTTCGTCTGGCTTTTACCGTCTGCCGCTGACTTCTCCCCTTCCGGGGGCTTTACCGAGGTGAAGAGACGAGTACGCCTCTCCGCCCGACTATCATGCACAAGTTTTGCTTGTCCTTCAAGAAAAGATGCCACCTCATCAAATGTGTACTGCGCCCCTCGCTCCTTCGCCCACACATTGATCTTGCGCGCGTGCTCGGCAATCTCTGCCGGCTCGAACTCCGCGAACATGTGGGGGAACTGAGCCTGATTCTTTGTCAGCACCTGAACAAAGCCATTGATTAGCGCCTGCTCCACCTGCTCCGCCTGCGCCTTGGTGAAGGCCACTTTCTCGGCGTCTCGAGCGGCCCGCTCGATGTCGCGTAGCTTTCTCTCTTCGGCCAGCTCACGCTGCATCGCCTGGATGGCCGCCTCTGGCGTGCCAGCTGCAATAAAACCGCGAATTCCCTCCTCGGGGTCCCCACCACGTTCCTTGGCCAGCCCGAGCGGGTCTCGCTTGAGTCGCTCGAGCTCCTTCTCCCGATCGGCCTTGATCGCCGCGGCTTCCTCTCGAGCTGCTTTGGCATCGGCCATGAGCCGCTCTTGCTCTTGTCTCCACTGCTGCTGCTGCTGCTCGAACGCCTTGCGTTCCTGGCGCAGCCGGAACCCCGCACGGGCTTCGGCTGCAAGCTCCTTCGCCTTGGGTTTTGCAGGGGGCGCCGAATCTGCGCCGGTTATCGGCGTAGGTGGAGCGCCCTCCGCAGCCACCGACGCAGATTCCGCACCACCTACCTTCACTTCGTCATCCATTTGGAGCTCCGTTCATGGGTGGGCCCGGCGGGGCCCCGTTCATCGGTGGGCCTGGCGTTCCTTTGGGCGCCATCAAACCGCCTGCTTGTCCAGGTCCGAGCATCGGCGCGCCAGGGGCAATAGCCTGAGGCCCTGCAGGCGCAGGGGCTTCCTCAGGCAGCCACGGCGGCTTGTCACACTCGGAGACGAACACGCGTACGAGCTCAAGGTTCTCCTCGGCCACACCCTTCTCTTCGGCCATGTTGCACATGTCCGTTGCGATGGCCTTGGCCTCTGCGAGGTTCAGGAGCGGATGCGGATGCCACATCACGCCATCCCGCAGCATCTCCCCCACGCGCTTTTCCACGAGCTTTCGGCTGCTCTGTTTGAGACGCGTTTTCTGCAAGATATCGGGCATCCCTATGATTTCCATCATGTCGGCCGCATCGATATCGCCCAGCTGCATGAGATCGTTGCCGAGCGAGATCTTCCCGCTCGGTGTCGACGGCAGGCTCGATGTCATCGCCACACGGAGCTGGTAGTCGTCGGGGTCGTCCACCTTGGCCCAATCGATCGTCTCGAACCCGTCATCGGCTTCCGCGCGCACAACGTATCCCCCGCCATGCTTGGCGAGCATCCGCGCCGCATCGACAGTGAGCTGGCCGCAGCGACGCACGAACTCGTCGTAGCGCTGACCCTGATCGAGCAACGTCTCCGCCTGCATGTCGCGGTACACGCGCTGCGCTTCGCCGGAATCCAGTCCCTGGGGCTTCTCCGCCGTCGCCGCCTGCTTGTTCACGCGCACGATCTCGTAGTACTGCGAGACCAGCTGCCAGAGATGCGAGTACACCTCCGGCGAGATGATGGCGGGGGCAATGTACTTCGGCTCGACGCCTGCGTACCGGATGATTGTCGACAGGTCGTTATTGATGTGACTCGTCATCACCTTCGAGTTCTGCTCGACCAGCCAATGCCCCTTGATCAGGTGGTGGCCGTTCTGAATCTCTCGCACGAGCTTATTGATCTCGGCCTGAATCCCCGCGCCAAGCTCGATGATCCCCTGCCCGTAGATATCGAGCAGGCCATCGGTCCACGACCACCACTCGAAGAGCCACGGCCGATCCGGTGGCCCGCCATCCCATGGCTCATCGAGGAGCGTGCACTCGTGAGTGGCCATGACATGACGCCCATCGGTAGCGCCCTTACCCGCCGGCCGATGCCACGCCTCGTACACGCGCAGTCGACGGGCAATCGTCGTGAACCCGAGTTCGGTATCCTCGTCATGGTCCACTGGCGCCGTGCGAATCTTGTCGACCTTGTACTCGTCATCCTGAAACAAGTGCCGCAGAACGTCCTTGTCCCAATAACGTGCAGTGTACAAGTTGCGGGGCGCGCCGCACGGAAGCTCGCATAGGTCGAATAGCACCTCCCAAGGCATCCAGCGCTCCACCAGGACCTCCTTGTCCGTCCAGTCGACGTCGAGCCGGTAACCAGGGTGAATCTTGACGAACCCGGTTCCAAGCCGCAAACCGTCCTTGCCGGCCGTCACGAACTTCTTGTTCGCGTCCGTCCTCGAGAACGCGCCAGCGATTCCGAGCTCGAGCTTTTTCGCGTTGTCTTGCTTCTCGAATCCGCCGCCTTCGGTCACGTACGTCAGACGCGGCATCGACTTCGAGAAAAGCTTCGAGGCCACGCTGTCGACGACCGTGCGTCCAACGTTGAGCGCGAGGTTGGAGCGACTTCCGGGCGTCGTACGCACGTACGAATCGACTGCCATCCCCCCGCCCGCCGGCGGGGTACCCCCGCTGTACATCGCACCCCAAAGAAGAAAGTCACGCTTGCGTGGCTGGTCGCGTTCGATCAGGTTGACGACTTTTGTGAGCTTCTCATGCGCACGCGGGTCCTCTTCGTCTTCGACAGCGCGCACCCACCACGTACGCTCCTCGTCGGTCATGGCCGAGACAGCGCGGCCCATCAGAGAGCCTCGAGCTGTCGCGGGTCGATGTACCGGTCAATCTGCTCGTCGGAGTAGTCGTAGCCGTTGGGCAGCATGTCACGCACGCCGGCGCGCAGGCTTGCCAGGCGAGTACGACGCATCTCCTCGGCGAGTTCCTGCGTGAGCGCGGGCTTGATGTCGGGCGGCGCGTACGCGACTCGTGCCGCGAGGGTCGGCTCAGGACCAAGCACGATGCCATCACACGAGAGCACGCCGAGCTCGCGCATCGTAGCAACCAGCGCGCGGAGCTCGACGGGACTCACGTCCAGAGCACCGAGAGGGTTTCGATGCCCGTCGACAGGATGCCGAAGCTGGCGATCTGTCCCGCGGTCCACTTGAGAAATACCGGACCCGCCGGATCCATGGCGATGCCGGTATCTCCGGTGATGCCCTTGTACGTCTTGACGAACGTCGAGCCCGGAGGCGAGACGATGAGCGCGCCTGTTGCCGTCGCCGGGACGGCTACAGAAACGAAGCCGACGGCAGTGATGACTTGGGAAGGCACGACCCCGGTGAGATTGGTCACGGTAGTTTGGAACGCCGGGCCGGCGAATCCGTCGCCCGACAGAGCCATCGTGACCGTCAAGGTCGCAGTTTTTGCCATGCGCCGGCTAGACTGTTACCTCTTTGCGTAGCTTAGCGCAAGTTTTGCGAATCTTGACTCATCCACGGTCAAGCGCTACAGTCTTGCCATGAGCAAAAACCAAGGGTTCGCATCGTTGTCACCAGAGCAGAGATTCGCAGTCGCCAGCAAGGGCGGGAAGGCCGCGCATGCAGCTGGCGTGGCGCACAAGTTCACATCAGAAGAGGCCCGGCTCGCCGGCGAGAAAGGTGGCCTCGCCTCAGCCGCGAAGCGGGCCGCCGCGTTCCGCGAAGAGACCAAGAAGGCCAAGCAGGCAGGCAAATGAAACTCTGCCTGCTCTGTCTGCTCATCGCTGCACTCACATGCAGCTGCGCTCCGGCCGTCATCGTGCCTCGCACCGCAGAGGGCATGGCGTGCGTTCGAGAGTGCATGTCACTCGACACGCAATGCAGGTTCTTGCAACCGCCACTCTACTGTTCATGGCGTGACCACGACTGTCGGCTGACTTGTCCAGGTGCAGCTGAGATGCAAGGAGAGCCTCATGCCGCTCAAGTCAGGTAAGAGCCGCAAGGCCATCAGCGAGAACATCAAGACCGAGATGGCGGCCGGTAAGCCGAGGCAGCAAGCCATCGCCATTGCCCTGCACAAGGCCAAGAAGGGCAAGAAGAAGTGAACACTTCGCGTGAAGAATGGCGCCTACACTGGCGAGAGATTCGCGCCAGCAGGAGGACAACGCCGACACTGGAGAACACGCGGGACACCATTCGCCTGAGCTACTGCAACTTTACATACCGATCGCGACCACTCGAGGATGTCATTCGGCTGAACTACTGCGACTCGACATACCGGCAACGGCTCACCGTGCACGAGCTGATGCGGTACGATGCGCGGCGCGGTACGCGGCGCAGCATACGGGAGCTTGCTGCGGCGGTCGGATTCGATATCGACAAGGCGCGCGTTTTTCGATCGCTCATCTACGACAACAGGCCGTTATTCATGCTGCTTCCCAAGAAGACCTAGTACCCGATACGCTCCCAAGGGTCGGCACTTTCCTCGGTCGTGAGCTGCCGCTCTAGCTCTCGCTCTTCTCGCTCCCACTTCTCGATCATCGTCCGTGGCTTGGGCGCGATGGGCTCCTCGAGGTACGCAAAAGTTGCACGCCACCCGTACAACGCAGCGTCTGCACAGTGATTCTCGTGTCCAGGCGCCTCATGTTCACCCTTCTCGTCCCACGGCAGGCGCAGCCATTCGTCGATGAGTGGCTGGCACGTAGGCGCACACACGACGAGCTCGCCACGGGAAAGCACGCCATTCAGCAGGCGCACGTAGCCGTACTTGTTTACCTTCTCGGCCGGCTCAATCGGCAGGCTCTTGCGCCGTATCAGCTCCTCGGCGATGCCCTTGCCGAGTCCACCGACGTCCCCCACGATCTTTGTGAACGGGTACTTGGCCTGCAGCGGGACTATGTCGGCGTGAATCTCATCCACGCTCTGGCCAGCCCGTTTGAAGGCCTCGAGGACATACACGCGGCGCTCGCCCGTGGCCCACCCTAGCACGACGTAGCCGTTCGGGGAGGTCACACCGAAGTCGAGCCCCAGGACGAAATTGCCGATCCCCAGGCGCTTGCACAGGCTCGCCGGCGTCTCGTCGATAACGTTCCGAGCTTCGTCAAACGCATACACGTTGCCGATGCCGTCCTGAATCCACTCGCCCAGCATCTGACGGCGCGTGATGGGGTCCGCACGGTCCAGCTGCCTCTCGTAGTCCGACTGGTCCACGCTGGGGTTGTCGCGGAACGTCGCCGGAACGAACGCGCATCCGGGCGCCGGCTTCTGTATAAACCGCTCGTACACCCACCGGTGACCGACGCCCCCGGGATTGGTCGCCCCACGCATCGCGCTCGGCACCGCGAACCCAGCCAGACGGCGGATGCGGGTGAACATGAACCTGTACCAGTTCTCGGGGAAGTGCGTAAGCTCATCAAAATACACGCGATTCCACTCTGCCGATTGGTACCTCGAGCGGTCCTCCCACCGATCGAAGTACCCGAACTCGAGAGTGGCCCCTGAGGGGAACGTCCAGCGAGAGTCGCTGCCGCTCCAACGCGCATCCGTCGAGTCGAGCCATTCGTGCGACCGGTCCAATAGCGCGCCCGCGAGCACAAGCTCCCGATGTGTTCGCCTCAGGATGAGCGCCGAATACCCCGGCACATTCACATACTTGAGCGAATCCATAAGAATGGCATCGCTCTTGCCACCAGCCGCGGCGCCCCCGTACAGCGCCTCTAGGCAATCCAGCGCGAGAAACCTCTGCTGCGTCGGCCAGGGCTTGTGGACCGCCCAGTCTCGCCCCGCAGTCAGCCTACGCCGCTTCAACTCCGCAGCGAGCAGCTGCGCACGGCTCAATGCAACAGGCCTTCAGCGGTCAACGTCTGCTCGACGTCGCGCGTACCCTCCCCGGCAGGCGCGAAGAAAGTCAGGCGGCGCAAGATGTCCGTGAGCCGGTTCGAGCTCCACCCCGGTCCCTTGCGGATCGTCACGCTCGACTTCAGCATCTCGTGTTTGCGTGGCGCGTGCCCAACCGTAAGACCCGTAGATGGGTCAACCTGCACGCCGTCGCAGCGCGCCCAGACCTCGATGGCGCGGTCCGTCTCGTTCTCGACGCCGTACGCGTCCACGTTTCGGCGACAGATGAGGCACTTCGGCCAGCTCACCTGCGAATACGCGTCCGCAGCTTGGCGCGGCAGGACCATGCAACCACGCGCCGAAAAGGTTTTCACGGCTACTTCTCGAGCTTGCGTCGCAGGCGCGCGTTCTCCGCCAACAGCTGCGTGTTCTCATCTCGCAACCGCTGACACTCATCGGCCAGCATCATACGCGACCGAGCCGCGACGTCGCCATTCAACTGACCTGTCGGAATCATCTGACG